TAGGTACCAGCAAGCACACCACCCGCAGCACCCGTAGGAGTACGAGCATCAGTAAGCCTAGAATCAGAAGTGATAACAGCCGTACCCGTAATCTTAGTAGGATCAATACTACCAGCAAGATCAGCATTAAGAATAGCACCGGTAAGATTAAGTTTAGAGTAAGCGATAGCAGCGGAAGCACTAACATCAGCGTTAACAATACTACTAGTAAGATTAAGTTTAGAGTAAGCAATAGCAGCACTAGCGTTAACATCAGCATTAACAATAACATTTGGAGCAATACTTGTTGCCAAACCAGTGCTCGTAACATCACCAATAAGATCGCCCGGAGGAGAACTAGCAGTACTTATATTATAACTAGGAGTATAACTATTAATTTCTTTACGAGTAAGATTAACAATATACTCAATAAATTCTTGCTTGCCCCTATCGGAAAGAAGATCAAAAGTAGGGATACCAAACATTAGTTACGTCCCTTCCTGAGCGGCTTAAGGCCAAAGACCCAATCGTTTAGATTAACAAGTTCTGGCACAGTCTCAGTATTATTCTCAATAAAACCACGCAGACTATAGAACTTAAAGCCTAGACTATTCTGACGAATACCAATCCACTTAGAGTAACGAATAGTTTTATTACCAAAATACGCTGCCCAAGTAAGACCAGTACTCTCAATATCAAACCACGAAAGTTCTATATCCTCATAATAACCCCACGACAAAGACGTACTAGGAATAAGAAAATACCCTGACTCATCCGTATTCTGAACATAAGTCTGTCCAGTAACAGTATCAACAAGACTATTATTATTAATATCAATAAGTTCCGTCATCATAAAACCATTATTAATACTAAGACTAAACAAAATCTTGCGCCACCACTTACGTAACGTAGTCTCATTAAAATTGTATTGTTTAGTTTCAAGATAAAAATCTGGACCAGCCTTAACAATATCACTACTACTACGATTAGCATCATTAGAAGTAATAACATCAAGCGTAACCGTATCAATGATCTCAGTAAAAATAGTAGACAAATCTAACAAGTTAGCCGTATTACTCCTAGGCGCACCAGTATAATCACTAATAGTACCAGCAACAGTTTGTGCAGCCGTAGTAGTATTAAGATAACTAATAGTAGTACCCGTTACAGCCGTAATAGTATAAGAACCATTATACCCAGCAGGAGTAACACCATCAACTATAATAACATTACCAGCCGAATAAGGATGAGAAGCAACAGTAAGAGTCGCAGTAGTACCATTACCACTAGCGTTTGTAGTAGTGACTTGGCCCCGCTGATTCATAATCATAATACCCTTAGTATCAGAACTACTAGAAGTATTCATAAACCCGCGAGGAGTCATATTACTAAGCGTACCAACAGCACCAGTAGGAAGAAAAATGTTAAGCGTCAAACTAGTCGGAACAAGACGAGTATAATTCTGATCATTATCAAGAGTAATAATAGCATTATCACCACTACCCGACTGGGCAATAGCCTGCCAACGATTTAAAGAATAATTCTGTTGCCACTTAGTAAAATTAATAATAAGATAATTATTATAAACAAAAGCGTAGATACGATCAGTCGTAGCATTAAACGCAGCAACACCATCAGTATAAAAAATACCAAGAGACTCGTTTGTAAAGTTACGAACAGTTACACCATCATAGTAATAGATGCCGGATTTACCAGCCCAGATAACACCACCACCAACTTGAACAATACTACTAGTACAAAGACAACCATCAGGATACAACTCTTCTAGACTAAAATTCTGACGATTACTACCACGAATGATATACGTCTTGCTTTCAACAAACACAAGCAGACCAGCGACACTGCCAGCGATACCCCGGATAGCCTCTCGCCCCGGAACAAGAATACTATCCGAAGCGTCAGGACTAAGATTAACATTCTCAGGATTATCAGTACCACTAAACACAACACGATTAACAAACTTATCACTCTTAACCGCAGTATTACCAATACTAGCAAACCACTGACGATTAGCATACGTTGAATTAAAGATACCCGGAATAGGAGTATACAACTCGGAACCAATCAGAGTAGTCTGACTATCATGAATACGATGATTAGCAAGCATACTATACTTAGTTGTATCATTAGTTACACCACTAAGATGCAGATCAGTATCATTACGAATAATAAAATAATTATCGTCCTTCAAAAAGTTTGCGTTAACCGTAGAGAAAGTAGCGGCTTCCATCTCAACCTGCGTATTACTAACAGTACCATTATGTTTAATCTCACCAATAAACTGGTGATCAGAATACCTATACGCATAAACAGTATGAGTACCAGCGCTCGCCCCAATCGTTACGCGAGCAGCACCAAACAACCCTTCAGCGTCAGAACCCAGACGACCACTAGTAATAAACGCGCCACCATCCGTCGTTGCAACACCACGACCATGCTGATGAACAAACCCGCGAAGACTAGTAAACATAAGAGTACGCCCAGTAACAGGAGAAGCACTAGTACTAGTAACCAGAGGCTCCTTCTCTAACGTAACAGTATTACTAACAACAGTAGAAACAACACCTAGATAACGACCATTACCGTTAGCGTCTGCCGTAGTGTCAAAAACAAACATACCAGACTCAATATTAGACCCAGTAGTGACAGTAATATTTTTATCATCAGGCGTATAAGTCTTAGTGCTCTCACTATAAGTAGCCTTACCCGCACCACGCCAAAGCATAAGAGCCTGCTTACTATTCGTAGCATCAGTCAATACACCATACTCATCAGTAACACCAATCCACACACCACCACCAAGCGCAGGCTTAGCATCAATAATAGTATTAGTATTCCAATGATTAGTTGAAGAACTCCACTTAGTATTAAGATTAAAAGGCAACGTAATTGTGCCAACTAAAGCGGCGCTTTTATCAAAGACTTTAACTATACCAGCACTAGTAGGCAGGACACCATCAGTAGTAGAAGAACCTGTAGCAAACACAGCGCCGCGCCACTCCCCAGAAGGAGTAACAGTCTCCGCAGCACCAAGGCCCTGCTGCCCCGCAGAAAACGTACTCCCCGTATACCACTTAGTAAGAGGACCCCGCATACGAGTCTGCCCCGGACGATCAACAAGAACATCCTGCATCCACCGACAATAAGCATCATCAATAAAAAGTGGTGGGCCAGCAAGATTCATCCCCCTAGGAACAGGAGGCACACTAGTAAACTCTAACGACATAGTACCCCCCTTTCAAACCTAGAACAAATAATCATTATCATCCAGAACAACAACCCGATCAGTACGATCAAACTGCTTCATCCACAAATCAGCACGAGCAATCTGAAGACGAGCCTCCATAACCTGCTGCATAGCAGCGCCCTGAGGATCATCATTAATATAATAAGCCTTACTCAAAGCACCATACAAAATAACACTATCATGCTTAGCAGGCCAAAGAATAGCACTATCATCACTATCCTTAGTAAGAGTAGTAGGCTCAGTAAGAAAACGAATACGAAGAGTAGTAGTTGCTTCTGGAGTAGGCCACAAGTGCAACTGATCAGCAATAAAATAATAATGAGTAGGAATACCAGTCTCATCAAGATCATAAACATATTCTCTCATCTGAGAATCATTACGCAAAGGAGTAAGCGTAACCTCATCAGCCTTATTAACAATCGCAAGAACCTTACCAAGAGTGGCTGTAGTCGTAACAGTATCATCCCCACCAGCCTGAGTAATAGTTTCCTGACGCTCAAGAAAAGGCCAAGGCTCACGCAAACAATTCTCCTTATGAGCATCATCAAGTAGACGCGCAAGAGTAGACCGCTCAAGATCATCAAAACCATAATCTTCCATAGTGTCCAACCAATCAGACATAATAATATTAGCCACGCTTACTCACCTCCTTCTTAGAAAAACTTTTAATAACAGGACTATTGCCCTTCATACGCATAACATGCTCAATACGCTCAGCAGAATCCTCAGTAGCCTGATCAGCAGCATAACGCTTAGCATTCTTAAAATCTTCCTGACTCTTAAGAATATCATTAAGAATCTTATCACCATGAATCATAGTATCAGATTCCCACAACCTCTTACAAGCAAGATCGGGATGCGGAATCTCACGACCAAAACCTAGAATAGGAAGATCAGGTTCCGGATAAGGCATACGCATAAAAATACAATAATCCTGCGTATCCTCATTTAATTTAAAACTAAGTCGCTCATTATACTGACGCACAGCAGCATCAACCTTATACACACTAGAATCCACACTACCACGACCCGGAATATAAATCTTCAACTTAACAATCCCACTTTCTTAAACTCTTATTAATACGACTATTAGGATCATTAGCAGTCTTAGCAGAAGTGTTACGCTTCTTCATGCCTTTCATCCTAGCACAAAAACTTTTCCTACGCGCCGCAGCCTTAGGAGAATTACTAGCCTCCTTAGCGCTAACAGGAGCCTGAAGATTAGCCCCCTTTGCACGATTATACGAAGCCCTACCAGCAGCATTTAAACCACCCTCAGGATTCTTACCTTCTTTACGAGTCCACGCAGGCGTACTCACAGTCCCCGCCTACGCTTCCAACGACACAAAGCATAACGATTATACGCAGTAACACTCATTAGTCTCTCCTTACTATAAAAGAATGGGAGAGGGGCGAAAGCCCCTCTCCCAAACCATCACTTACACACCAGCATCCGCAGCACTATTAACACCAATACCATTAATAACCACGTTCTTGCGGCGATTCGTCGCACCAATATTCATGTAACGAACCATGACAGCCTCATAAGCGTCACGATCAGCGACCTGACGAAGCGTCTGACCATCACCATCAAGGAAATGCCAATCCTGATCCGAGAACACCTTAACGGTGGACTCATCCAGAATATACATCTGACCATACGGAGCATCCAGATCAGCGATGACCGGCATACCATTATACGTCAGCGTACTAAAGCCCGACGCATAATCCGTGCCACCCGGAGCAACGAACTGCTGATTAGCCTGAAGCAGGCGATAGAACTCGCGCTGCACACCAAGCGACGTAATCATTGCAGAAGGCATAGCACCCTGCTGGCGACCAAGATTAATGGCCTCCTGAATACGCATAATCGTAAGAGCATCCGTATTACCATACGTACCGGTACGCTGATTGTCCCAATACGTAGACGTATACGCATCAATCTTACCAAACGAATTAGACTTACCACGAGCAGTAGCAAGCGTAGCACTAGAGTAAGTACCATCCGCAGCCGAAGCAGCAGCAGGAGCAAACGAGTTCACCAGTCGCTGAAGCCCGTCAATCTCATTCGAACGACTCGTGTTATTGAAACGATTAAGCGCCTGTGCAGCAGTAACGCTACCAGAACGAGTAATCGCAACCAACACAGCCGTCATAGCAACACTAGCACTCTCAACAGTAATAGTCGAATCAGTAGCGCCAACAATAGACACACCCGTAATCGTAAATTCCGTAAGCGTACCAGCAGTGGCAACACCCGTAGACTGAACGAAACAGTTGATCTTCAGACCAACATACAACTGACCCTTCTTCAACGGCTCCCAGTTCGCAAGCGTAATCGTATGCGTAGTGGCAGTCGTAGCATCCGGAGTACCCGTAGCAATAACACCATCACCCGTACCATACACCTGACGAGCAAGATCCTTGACCAAGTCAGCACGAACGCCGTCCATCTCGCCCTTAAGGGTCTGAAGGAAAGCACCAGCATCGCTCTTCGTCTTAGCCATCGAAGGACCAGTGACGCGAATGCGACCATACAGGTACTTCAGATCATACTCGGCACGAGCATACGACTGATTACCAGCCGCAGGCAGAGCCGCGTCTTCACCAACAGCACCAATACCAGACGAACGCCCAGTATGAAGCGGCACGAAAGCCGCCTTACCAACAAGATCCTCCGAACGCGACTCAAGCCGCGACAGAAGAAGAACTTCATTATTCAACTGCTCCTGCACAGGCCCAAGGTAATACTCCTTGAGAATTGCACTAACAGTACTAAGATCTGCACCCATTTGAAACCTCCAATAATATTATTAATTATCAGAGATTACGTAACTTCTCCATAGCAGCCTTATGCGCCTCATCAAGATTAGCAAAAGATCTACCCGGAACACTCGCAGGCCCACCACTGGGACTTGTAATTCCCTGCGGTACCTGTTTAGACTGCAAATACTTATTCAAAATACTCTGCTCCATATTATTATAAACCTCTTGCGCTGCAAGAAGATCACCATCAGTAGCATGAGCAACCTGATAAATATTCTCAATATCCGAATCAGTATAATGCGGATACTGCGTACGAATAGCCTGCTCTTCCTGCTGCAACTCAAACAACATTTCCTGCTGCTCTTGCTGCTCATTAAAAGAAGAACGAAACTCTCGCATAGCCTGTAACTCGGCCTGCAACTCTGGAGAAAGATTACCGTAATCTCCATCATTATTAGGAACAACGATCTCACTAGGCTGCTGTACTGTCATTGGTGATTCCTGCTGTGGCGCTAATTGACGCGCAACATCGGCTGCAAAAGCCGGGTCGTCGTCCAACCGCTGCAAGAAGCCAACCGCTTCCAACGCATAATTAGGATCAATTCCATGCTCAGTTAACTGCTGATACTGCTTACGCTGCTCAGCAATCTCCTGCGTCTTCCTAGTATAATCAGCCTGCATATTCTTATAATACAACTGAAGATCCTCAGGAAGATTCGAAGGATCAAGACCAGTAAAGGATTCCTCAACAACCTGCTCCACAGCGGGAGTGTTATCCATAGGCGTGTCCTGTACAGGGGCTTCATCCCCCACAAGCGCATTAATCGCGCTTTCCATATCAATATCCACTATCTACTCCTTGGGTTTAGGGAGTCCCATTATGGGTTGCTCCACAACTTCCACATCAATAATCTCGTTAGCACGATCCTCTGCCGAACCAACAAGCCCCTCAACAAACGCACCCATAAGTTCTTTAACGTCACTCTTAGTAGGAAGCACATACGTATTCTCCGTACGCTTCGTAGCAAGACCAGACGCAAGACGAATCTTATCATCCATAATACCAACCACAGTAGCGATTGCAGACAACTGCTTCGACTCGGCCTGAGGAATAAGTTCCTCCAACTTAAGCATTGCCTGTTCGCGTACCCGATTAGCATGATGAACAAACTCATACGCATCGTTCGCAATCTTATTCTCTAACTCAGCAGGAGGACCATTCTCCTCCCACTCTTTCGTCCAATACCTTAACGTACCATGAGGAATACCAAACTCACGCGAAGTCTTACGAACATTACGATCATTCGCAATCCACTGCACATAAATCTGTGCCTTCGCATCATCAGTCCACTCAGTTCTAGAAGCCAACCTTACGCGCCTCCTCTAAGGTAGCAAACCGCTGCTTCTGAGAATTCATCATATCCTGCTCCATAATCTTATTAAGCAAGTCCTGTTGAATCTTAGACTGATCCATAGCAGTCTCATCACCAGCATTCGGCTTATCCTTATTATCAATAACCACCGTATCAAGCGGCGGCTCAAGCAACTCTTCAGGCGTAACATTCTCAACACCAGCCTGATTAAGCATCTTAGAACCAACCGTAGGCCCAACAGCACCACGCAACTGGAGCGACACACGAGGCTGCTCAGCCGGAGGACTAGACTCAGCAGCAAGAGCCTGCTGCGTCAACTCAAAATGCTTATAAAAACGACCCTGAACATCAGGAGGAAGCAACTCAAACTCTTGAGACTTCATATAAGCACCATGCGTTTCCAAATGCGTAGCCTTATTCTCAAACGGCAACGGCTGCAAACCAGCATCCATACTCTGCTGCAACATATTCGGATCCATCTGCATAGGCTCACCAGTCTCAGGATCAAACTCAGGATTCTGCATCTGATTCATCATCTGAGCCTCAGCATCACGCGCAGCACTCACATTAATAACCATACCATCAATCAACTTATCATGCTCACGCATAGCCTGATCCTCATCAGCCTGAAACTGAGCCTGAAGATTATCAAAATCAGCCAGATCCAAATACTTATAAGCCTTAGTCGGACTAATCAAACCCATATTAAGCATCTGAAACACACGAGCCTGCTTACCAGCACGAGTACGCGGAAGACCAGAACCAGCCTCAACCTTAATCTGAAGACCACTAAGAACATCAGCATGCTCAAACTGCTCAACACGAGGCTTAGAACCAGCACCACCACTAAGCATCATAAGCCTAGGCTCAGTATAATACTTCTGAGCAAGATTAAGCATAAGATTACCACACCGCTCCAACGCCTTCTCCATCATAAGAATCTGAGGAGCAAGCCTATCCGTAGCAGCCTCCTGAAGAAGATCAATAGCAACACCAGCCTCAACATTCGGAGGAACCTGACCCTGCATAAGTTCAGTCAAACCAAAGATCTCCTTCAAACGCTGACCCATATCAGCCAAATGCTGAGTAACATAACTCGGCAAACCCGGAATAGGAATAGCCTCAGGCACCTTACCCGCAACCGGATTATACTCAAAGATAGCACCCGGCTCATCAGTCATACGCTGACGCAAAGAACCAACCGGAGCCAACATCTGCGGCTTCAACGTAAGATTCTTATACTCAATCAACTGACTAAGCGTACGATTAAGTTCCTTCTGCAAAGGAACAGCCTGCTCAACAACACTCGTATCCCACAACTGACCCGGAATACGCAAACCCGGAAACTTAACAAGAGGCAACTCATTAAACGGATAAGGCCAAGGAGCATCATACAAAATAATATCAGGACCCTTAGTAAACGCAACAACCCTACCCTCAGGCATAGACGGACTAGGAACAAAATACCCGTAAAAAATCTCACGAACATTCTCCTTCGTCTGACCAGAAGAAAACGAATACGCACCCGGAAGAGACTCATCAGGATAACGATTAACAGCATTAGCCTTCAAACGAATACCAAACCGATTATACACTTCCTCAACACCCATAGGATGCGAACAAAAAGCATACTGACAATCCTCAAACACCTGAGCAGAATCATCAAGAAACACATTAAAAGGACTCATAACATCAACCCGAATATCACCCTCAAACACCTCAGTCTCAAACTGAGAAGGATCAACATTCATACTATCCATGTTATCACGAAACAAACGCTCAACAAGAGGATCAATAATAGGATTACCATTAATCGGATCCACCATCACCTTAACACTAGACCCCACCTTATCATCCCAACTAATCTTCCAAAAACCATTACCACAAATAATACTCCAAAGCATCGCCTCCTCGCGCTTCTCACTAAGGCTAAACTTACTCCACCAATGATCTAAAAGATTCTCAGCAACCTGAGTTGCCTTCTGATTCTCATAGCCAGCACTAGTAGGCGTGGCAAAAAACTGCGGCTTGCTCTTCGTAAGACGGGCGAGCAAGCCAATACTATTAGGAGAGATCTGATTCGCAACGATACGAACACGATAACGAGGCTTATCTCCATCCTCAGTAGCGAGACTCTCAATGCGACGAGTGCGCTTATTATAAAATACGTACTGCTTACCCTTGTAAAAACTAAGATTAATTTTCCAAGCGCGTTCTAATAAGTCGCGGCCTCGCTGCAACTCATCGACGCGACTAACGAGACTAGTTGCCGGGGCATAACCAGTAGGAATCGCATCATTATACTGTGTACTAGTCTCTAACAATCCTAGCCTCCTTAAATAAATTCTAGATCAGAAGCCTCTAATCCAGCCGAATTAAGTAATTCTTTATACTCACTAGGACTAATAAGTCCTTGTTTTAATGCCCAATCAGCGTCCTGCTGATCCTCATCAATCCTTAATTGTCCCAGAGGAACGTCGCTTAGTGGTTTTGCTCCCTCCACTCGGAGCCTCTCCAACCGGACCTTCTCCTCCTCCAACGATAGCATCCGTTCCGTCCACGACTTCTGTGTCTCCAGAATCTCCTGCATCACGCTTAGTAAGAGTGTATCCCGCTTGTTCTGCCAACCAAACAATTGTATTCTCCTTAACGAATCGTGTAAGCATATCCCCCATATAAGGAGTCTGCACATTATCAATATTAGTATCTAAGACGCTTTCGCCCGGAAAGATACGCTCTCCAGTAACAGCATCAGCACCAGTATTATAAACACTAAACTCTGTAAGATTACTCACCACTCACTCCCCATAGTCTCATCAAAATAATTATTCTCTCTCTTTTTAACACCCGGACGATCCGCAAGGATCCAATCAGGAAGATTACTCTTATTCTCTTCAAGCATACTATACTCTCCAAGAAGAGCACCAGCACAACGAAGCGCAATCTCAACACTATCTAAGCAGTCATCCTTAGGTTTACTCATAGACGAGTCATAATTAATCCACTCATCAATAAAATCCCTATGATCCTTCTTAATTTTCACCTTGCCAATGCGAAACAATGGACTCATAGCAAGGATACGTTCAAACTTCTTACCCTTAGCAAAGATTGGAACAATAGGAGGCATCGAAGGCAAACGTTCAGCCTGCTGAACCAGCGCAGCCTGATAAGCATTCGACTCAATGCCGATGATTTCAGGCTTATAATTAATATAATACTCTTCGATCTTCTCCAATTGTTCCGCAAATGGGATACGCGCTGCATACTGCTCTAATAAGAACACTTGATTAGAGTCAGAAACCCCTACAACACTAATAACGAACCTGTCGCCCTTCCCACTCATACTAACCGCCGGGTCAACGCCCATATAACGGCGTAACTTTAACGGATTACCCTCATCATTCCGCAAATCCTCATTATTATAATACTTAAGCCACTCGCCAGACAAGTCTCGCCCAGCCATAGAGTCAAAAGCAGCACAATACTCCTGATTAAACAAGAGAGGATGGTATCGTTGCTTAACATACTCCCACTCTGACTTAGCAAAATAAGGATTATCAATACTCCGATACTCAACACGACCAATCTGATCATCCTTCAAGGCATCTTCACCCCAGAACTCGTCATAAAACCAGTTCTTACCATCCGGAGTCGTAGTCGTAATGAGCATACCACGCTTATCACTCAGAGAGGGGCGAGTAACCAGCCACGCTTCATCAGATTTAATAAACGCTGCCTCATCCATCCACAAGATATCAAGGCCAGCACCACGAAGAGACTGCGGATCCTCCGCCGACTTGAACTCAACCAGACTACCATTAGGAAACTCGAACCGCAAATCACCACGATTCTCCTTAACATCCTTACCAATGACCAAACCAGCATCAATAATCACCTTACGCATAGTCAAATACGAAGGACGACCCACCTTATACGACGCACTCAAAGCCCACACCCACAAAGGATCATCCCTCTTCTCCCCATGAAGATCAAGATGAAACTGCTCAGGAAACAAACAATAAAATAAAACCTCCCAAGCAGCACTAAGCGTCTTACCACCACGCCGCCCCGCTACCAAGTGCCTAAACCGCACCAACCTACCATCATTATTATTAGCATGAAACAACGTCTGCCAATAATGCGGCAAATAACCAACACTAAGAAACCAACCAAACTTCTCAGGAAACACACTAAGCATCTCAGCCAACGCAACCTTATCAACATTAACACCCTTACGAAACGAATAATCCGCCACAAACCCTCCTAATGAGGCCGATGCCCCCCACACTTAGGACACTTAGAATAATAATGAGGATGCTCTAAGTCACAAGAGTGACAATACCAAGGCTCCTTCTTTACATCTTTAATGCGGCGCTTAGG